TGAAAGAAATACGATCTTCCTTGACCGTGCCATAATAGGGCGCATCCCACTCAGCGCAGTGGTCGGCAAGACGGAAGTCGATATCATCGACAACAGTTTCGCCAACTGAGTATTCCTCGAAATACTCAGACTTGCTGGTGCAAGCAGATTCGACACGCTCCCACCACTTGGGATCCATGTTCTGCTCGATGGAGCAGGTGAAGATATAGGTGTTGCCACCCTTGGGTTTCCAGTACTGCGGACACTCGCCCTCACCGTCCCAGTCGTGGGCACCGTAGTTCTCGAGATGTTGGGTCTGGATAATCGCGTACATTTCTTTCTTCCTCTATCAACCTTAAGACAATTATGCCTGAAAACGGGTCAAAAGTAAAGTCGAAAAAACTATAATAAAATCAAAGACTTAGGTTTTAGTTACAACCTCAACGTTCTCTGGGAGCGGTATTTTGGCGTTTGGGTGCTTATGATAAAGGACAAATTTGACCTCAGGAAACTCTTTAAAAATACGGAACCAGATGGGTCGCCAAATGTCTAACAGTCGGTGGTTGTTACCATCTGTCCTATCGCTACTCAAAACCGTATCCGTGTAAGATCTCATGTTTCGGTCAAATATAGAGTCGAATCCATACATATGAATCTCGTCTGGTTTGTGCTTCCTCGCCGTATAATGTGCCGCCAAGTGACCACAATTGAAGTTAGTTGCCGCTGTCGCAGCATCTGCTCCACAGTATTTAGGAACATCAGTATAGAACTCACGGATATGTCCAGAATGCCTCATGTAAAATCCTGGATTCTGGTCGCACCAAATTTTAGGACGATTGCCCAAAACCCAATAGTACATGTCTAGATTGATTGAACCTTCAGTCAACGCTTGCATCATTTTAAAATCTACCATTACGGTAGCATAAACATTATGCACCTCAAAGGGTGGTTGGTTGCAGATGAGCAGTTTACCATCGCGCTCATAACGCCAATTTTCAGGCATCATTTGCGCCATGTCACCATTCCCGAGTATGTGTACTTTCTTAGTCATAATCCCATTTGTTTTCTAATTTCTAAGTTTCCTTTTTGCCCCGTCCAATGCATAATTACTGGATTTTCCGGAACGTTGTTATCTATAATGTCAATACGAAGCACATTAAACTTATGCGGAGCTTCTATTATGTGTATTGCTTTTTTCATAATATCGCCCCCCAACCATGCATGAAGTGCTTCTTGATCGCCGACGTGGTTTCCTGTTTTACATTCTTTATACCAGTCCAGTAGAACTTGAGGAGTTCCTTCGAAAGCAACAACTCCGGAGTTATGCCAGTGCCCCAATTCTGGTCTGCGTTTACTCCATGGATGATCTATAACCATAGTTAATTTATTTGGTTCTACCCAACGGAAAATAGTTGAAGGGTCCGCCTTAACTTCACAATCAGTATCTATCCAACAATATCCACCAGTGAACATGCTACGCAACTTTATCATTGCCTCTACTTTTGTAAACCATCCATTTGGTTCACAGTCCATAACATAGTTTGAGGATTCTTCAGCATACTGTCTCATTTGCGCAGACATGCCAAAGTCCGCAACCACCAAGTCTTCATCACAATGTTGATGGAAGTTTTGAATGAACCAAGGTAATTGCCACTCGGTGTTTTTATCGCACCCTGTAAGGAAGTATTTTCTCATATGATTTTATACTTACTCGCGTCTTTTTGATAACTATGCTTTGCTAAACAACCTGTTTCAGTTTGTATGCTGGTGAACGAATCTCTTGCCTCTACTGGCCAAGGGTAATACTCATTAACAAACGGAAAGTTTTTATTACAAATATACAAGTCCGTCGGGCATGCCAAAGATACTGCTCTACGAATCATAATTTCAGCAGCATCAGGTGACACTCCGTACGCATGCGCTCCAGGAAGATATTCTTTAGACTGTAAACGGTTTACTCCTAAACTGGGAGGAGTACGAAATTTACCATAACTTGGTGCACCATAGGAAAGAACACCTTGTACTGGAATATTAGGAATAGCGTCGACGAAATATGCATCGTGCTCGAGAACTACCAGAGATGTTTTCTCAGAGAAACATTTTTCCCATAACCGATAATGTGAAGTAAACGCAGCTACACAATTATCAAAGCGAGAGTAAACCTCTTTGAAATCTTTAACACTGATACCACGTTCTAGGAGATATTCTGAAGGATTATCTTCTGGGGTAGTTGCAGGAAAAATCTCGACTTCAAATCCATATCGCCCAGCAGATTTTATACAACGTTCTGCTGACTTAACAGACTCGGGCATATCCATTATCGTTATTACATAACCTTTCATAACTAAATCGCCGTTGTAGTTGAGACGCCTCGTTCGACTTCGGTGTAATACGGATACACCACCTTCAAATCTATCGGGAATAATTGACGGCACATAATTGCGTCATTTGGCCACATACCTATTCGCTCGACTTCCTTTAAAAGTTTGTCAGCAAAAAATGGTTTGATGACATATGCGCTGTTACCAGCGAGTCCCATAGGCAAAGGTGGTTCAGTCGGTTCGTCGATGATGGGTACTCGGTGTATGCCTTCCCCACACGCTGCGACTAAATCATGGAACTTCCGTCCCTTGCGAGTATTACCTCTCGGGTCATTTAACCCAACTGCACCCCAGTTCTTTCCATCCAAGTCTGAAACATCAAACTCTCGGATAAATCTTGCATCGTGTTCGAGTACCATAATTGGTTGGTCTAACTCGACACATTTTTTCCATAAGCGAAAGTGACTTAAAGCACATGCGATCACTCTATCAGAATCTTTCGCTTCATATGCTCTCTTATATAGACCAGTTTGTAAGTCAATACATTCTCCAAAATGAGATATCGGCCAAGTCCATTCTACATTACGACCGAAACACTCTAAAGTATCTTCCTTTATAGTATCGGGAACAGTCGCGCGAAAAGTTTCTGTAAGACGAAGGTCGGTGTATTGCGCAACAGTTGCTATGCCGCGAACTGCTCTAGCGAGAGAGTCGGGGTCATTAAGTATTGTAATTATGTAAACATTCATTTTTTTCTTAACGCCACAAGGGTGTGCGCTTCTTCAATTACGTCATAATGCTGCAATATAGAATTATACCGCGATCTCTTTGGAAAGTCAAGCGGACCCCAATCATGCACAAAGACTACTGATTCTTTGGTTATGTTGTTAAGTATAGATTGTGCGCACCACTGTCTAGCACGACCGTCAATTAAAACTACGTCCCATATATCTGTTTGTGTTTTTGGCCAGTTTATGTATTCTTTGTATGTCGTGTACTCCGCAGGTTTTTGTTGCGGGCAAGGAATAAGCACTACATTAACATGGGGCAACTCGGACACGCTTTCTTGTACTTTGTTGTACCATTTTCTCTGGTACTCGATTGAAGTCAACTTACCCACTCGTTGCGCATAGTATACAGTGCTAGAACCAGAACCATACTCCAGCATGTTTACCTTTTCGTTGAGATATTTGTTTATTAAATTTATCTCAACTTCTTTCATCAATGGGGTGGTCATTTCGCTCCCGAAGTATTCAAGTTGACTGTGTTATACTTACAAACTGATGAAGCGTAATATTGCATACGAACGTTGAAGGAATTAACAAGGTAGTCTGCCTGCTCTAGTCCAAAGTTCGTTGCAGCAGCGATTAGTTTTTTCGCTCCCTTTGGGGTCACTACATAAGCAGCAACTCCTGGTGGGAGATCTGCGTCCTTATACATACACATACGATGATGCTTTAACGGATAATTTTTTGGGAAGTCTCTTATTTCATCAACCAGCGAAGGTTTGGGTCTCCAAGAAAACTTACCTGCTAATGCGCCCCAATCAAAGGCATAGTCCATACTGAGAAAGCAAAAGTCTTTTACCTGTTCGCGAATCAAATCAAAGTTTGGTGCTTTAATACCTATCGCGTCGTGTTCAAAAAAGGCGATCGGTTCATCTAAAGTTATGACTTCGTTCCAAAGAGCAATATGATTCATGACGCATGCTTTTTTGGTGAAAAATTTTCTGCCCTCAAAGCAACTTAATCTTCCGTTAGGCAGTATGTCAAAATTGTAGTTTGAGGTTTGCACAGTTTCCGGAGTGTATCCTGGGGTTAGTTTAACGTCCCAACCGCAACTACTTAAACTGTCGAGTGCTTCGTTTGCCTGTTTGGTCGAAGCATCATGATTCTTAATGTATATCACGCGTCCTTTCACAGAAATATCTCGAACTGGTCGCCCCAAAAGTTATTAAAGTTAAAGTGAAGATCGTTCTCTTTTACGAATTGGTCAACTGCTTCTTTGACTCCTGGTTTGTTACCATAATCGTCACCATATATAACACCAGTATCATGTAGGACGTTCAAACAGTTACGCAAATCCTCTAGAACACCATCATAGTCATGACGAGCATCAACATAAATCCAATCAAGTTTTTCTTTAAATGTTTTGAACCACTCGTTCGTGCTCATTCTATAAACAGTGACAGGCAGATTTTTAAATTTGTTTTTTACACCATTATATACATTGTCATAATATTTTTGGAAATCTTCTTCTCTCTCTGACCCGACAAGTTTTCGATATCTATTAACATATCGTTCTTGCATTTCTTTACTATATTCTTTGTAGGGTTCGACCGACCAAGTGTCGACAAGATGTAGGTGTTTAGTCTTTTCTACAAATAGAGAGGAACTTTCTCCGCGCCAAACACCAAGTTCCGCGCCTACAGTATTTTTCCTGATTCGCTTTGCGGTTTCTTTCGCTCCTGGATTATTTCCTACCATCATAACTTTTCTGCCCAATAATTTTTCGTAGGACCAGTATCGAAATCGTACCCCCAAGTTTCAATGTCGTCTTTATACCAATCTGCGACGATTTGAATAGTTTTATCATTGTACAGATCTGTGTAAGAACCTTCGTTCAAACCAGTGACATTTCTCGCGCGATCCATTTTTAAAATACCGAAGTATTTTTCTAAGTCTTCATTTAAGTTCTCGAATCTAATTATATCGCAACGAACATTGCCTTCTGAATCTGAAACGTGTTCTTTAGCAGGGAACCAACCACGAATAGCACGGTGCCACATATATTCTATCCCGCCCCATTCATTCCTTTCCTCAAGGAAATCTTCAAACGAGTTCAGTTTAAACTTACCAACAGGATCTTTGCCTTCTACATAAACAACTTTGCGAGCGAAGAAATATCTGGACACAACTCTATCCCATGGATTACGAATAACAGCAAAAGAATCCATAGTGCTTCGGAGGGAAGGGTGAATATCACGCCACCTACAATGACCAACTCCGATTTGTGCGCGAGTTGGGTTAGGACCAGTGTTTTCAGTTTTCATCATACACTTGACAAGTCCATCAAAATAATCTTTTGATTTTAAATCGTCGACGGAATCTACATGATGTATTCGCTGTTCAAGTTGCGCACTACGTCTTATTGTCATTCCTGCGCATTTGGGAATATGTACAAATAGTTTTTTGTCAAGCATCCACATGTTCTTTTACCATTTTAATCAATTGGTTCGCTGCGCTTACGCAGGTATCTATTTTACCACTGAACAAACTCCAGACATTATCTTCTTCATGATTGACTAGAGTTGGTCGAGCATCGTCGTGATCTCTGCCTTTTAGTACAGTCCGGATAGTATACATTGACCCGATATGTTCTAACTGAGCGAACTCTTCGCCGAAATATATTTTTCCAGTTTCTATGAATTTGTCGATGTTTGTTATTTCTGGGTTTTCTATAATGCCTTTATTAATATATTGCTTTAATGTATCGTTTACTTCCGGCAAATACCCAACATTGCTTTGGTGTATAGCGTGCACCACATTACCAAGAACAAAGTATTCGCCATATGGATCTAAACAAGCAAAGGGTCCGTCCATAATAACAATGCTTTTGTTGGCGAAACTTTCTGGTAGTTTTACAACTGGTTTTTCGCAAACTTCAAACTGATATTCTTTTTTGTTAGTTAAGAACTGATTTATGTTGGAGTATGTTGCTATAACCACAACATCATAATCGTTTTTATATTTTTCTATATCATCGACGCGAGTATTTAAAGAAACTTTTACGTTAGAACTGTACAATTTGTCTTGTAAGAGATTTTTTAGTATATTTGGATCGAATAAATTTTCTTCAACTGACACAGTCAAGTCGCAACCATTTAATGGTTCGACCTCAGTAAATGGCAGATTCATTTTATTCAGAAAACTTTTATATTGCTCTGCTTGTATTAAAGAATCCTTTGACGATATACCATATAAATGTTCTATTCTGCTGTCGGTAAGAGATTCAATATATTTTTTCTCAAAGGTTTTTATACCCTCTGAACATTCTAGAGCAGTTTCCTCGCTCCTCGGGTAATGGTATCCTTTGTGTAGTCTGTATTGATTAATCGAAGAAGACCCTTGCATAATATCATTTTGCTCTTCAATCAATTCAACATTGAATCCATTATTGCTTAAAGCAATCGCAGTAGTACAACCAAATGCGCCTGCTCCGATAACTATTGCTTTTTTGTAGCAAACTTCGATTGCCTTTTCTAACATTAATGTTGCGTTTATTGTATTATTTTTATTTCTAATAAAGTCTACAGAAAAATCGAATACGTTTTGTAACATATCGCCTAGAGGATCGCCGTTATCGCTCACAGGCACACCATTTATCCTGTGGAAAGTGCCGCCCTCTTCGTATTTAAAATTCGCAACGGTTCCGTTATTCAAAATAAGGTTAATCGTGCCGTTGTGCGCGTCAATTGTTTTTATTCCGCTCTTTTGCGAGTCAAACAACAAATAGAAATGGTGATACGCGAACCTTTCCAAGTAACCAGATATGTCTGGTTTAGACCAATAGAAAACATTTTCATCAGGGAATATTTCTATGTCTCTCCAAAGGTAAATATCGTCTACATACAACTTGACCTTTTTAGATTCCGCATAACTGTATAAAGTTTTTGCGCTTTGGTAGGAAAATGTTAATGGTTTTTCGCAAAATACATTTTTACCCTTCGACATCCAGTATAAGCATTGGTTGTAGTGTAAGTCGTTAGGAGTGCACAAAACCACCCAGTCAGAATCTTCTGGGTTCACTATGTCAACCTGTAGTCTCTTTAGGCACTCATAAACTTTCGTGCCCCAACTACCCATGCCGATGATTGCTACTTTAGTCATTTAAGATATGATGCTTAGGTTTCCAACCGAATTCCTTTAATACGGAAGGGTCGGCGCAAGTAATTATTCGTTCGCCAGTTACCTTGCGGATTGGCAAATTATTTCCTGGCCAAACTTTATCTGCAAGTTGTTTAACTGTTACAGGGTCACCAGTGCCGACATCTATTGCGACGAGATGTTTCATGTCGTGAAAATTTTGTATGCAGATATCTATAGCACTGCAAACATCTTCAACATGAGTCCAATCTCTAACGTGATCGGTAATATACTCGACTTCACGTTTTAGCAACTTGTCGTACAGCATATCAGTACGACTGTTTGGTCCATACACCGTGTGAAATCTTAGACCAAGTGCATTGGATGGTGCGATACATTCCATAAACCACTTGGTTGCTGCATATGGTGATAACCACCACTCATAAATGGAAGAAGAGGAGGCATAGATAATCGGAACACGTGCTTCTTCGCACATCTTAAATATTAATTGCGATGCCTTTACATTAACATCCCAGTATTCAGTGGGGATCTCGTGCGAGCGACGAACACCTGCTAGTGCGGCAAGGTGAATCACCATATCATAATCGAACGCACTTAGTTGCATATCAAAGTTTCGAATATCACCATCATATTCAAAGATGTCGTACTTGTCTTTGTACAACTTTAAAAAGTTGTTCCCGATGAATCCTGGGCGATACCCTCTAGTGCCTGTTAATAATATATTCATATTTGTTCCATTAACCTTTCAACGTTTTCGCCGTTCTCTGGTAATTTATCTTTTAGATAAAAGTGTACGAATTCGCATTCTTTTATATTATCGCCCCAAAGAGATCCAAACAATCCATTATATTTCCAGTCTAGATTTTTTACAGGTATCTTTTCTTTCTTCAACCAGTAATTCATTAGTGTTTGATCAGTCGACCACTTATAATATCCGACGCCATCAACCATGTCTTGAAATTCGGGGCGTTCAATAAACTGCCTAGGAGTCTGCCCTTTTAGATACGGTTTCAGTTTTTCGGTATTCATTAACATCATACCCATATTGAAAAACTCAAACCCGCCATAAGATTCAAACCTCCACCCTGTCAACTGATTTGCAACACGGTTATATTGCATAAAAGAATAATCTTTTATCTTGACAGCGTGTTGAGCATTAATGGGCATATCACATTCAGCAACAGCTCCAAAAGCATATTCTGGTTCTAGTTCGTCGAATATATTTGACGCAGAAGGGCGAACATATATGTCGCAGTCTAAGTAAAGGATTTGATCGTATTCGTCAAAAAACTCGAAGACATTTTGTTTTTCAAAAATAGGTAGGTATCCCAACTGCTTCCATCCACCAGTTTTGCCTTCGCGCTCAGTGCGAAATACATCAGGGACGATACGGAGTTTGGGTTGGGTCAGCAGATGATAATCCGCACCAACTTTATCAGCGTATTCTTTTGCCGATTGAATGCAATGTTTATATAAGTTGGACTGTTTACCAACTGCAAATTGATATACTAATCTTTTCATATTGTGGCAATTGCTTCCGCGAGGTCTTCAATATTTTCTCCGTTGTTCGGCAACTTGTGTCGCATAAAAAAGTGAACGAAATGTGCTTCGGCAATCTTACCTTTCTCTAGAGCACCAAACAAGGCATTAAACTTCCAGTTTACATGCTGAATGTTTAGATCATCTTTTCTCGCCCAATAATTTAAAGTGATCTGGTCGGTTTGCCAACGAAAAGCACCGATACCGTCGATGAAATCGCGAAAGTATGGACGTTGCATAAACTGTTTTGGCGTTGTATCGCCGAGAACTTCTAACATCTTATCACAGTTATACACTATCATTCCGGAGTTGAAAAACTCGCCGCCATGCGGATGAGCGAAGTCCCAATCAAATTGTTTACAAACTGAGTTAGTCAGCTGCTCGCGCGAATATTTCTTAATCTGCTCTGAGTATCTTTGGTTTACTGGTAGTTCGCGCTCAAATTGAGCAGCGAAGTGATAATCGGTATTGATGTCAGCGAATACATCGGGTGCATCAGGTTTAATAAAAATATCTGCGTCGATAACTGCAACTTGATCGTAATCTCCAAAGTATTCAAAGACGTTCTCCTTCTCAAATATTGGCAGAAATCCGCCATACTTTTCGTACGACTCTTTACTGCGTTGACCTGTAAACGGATCAGGTTTTATCCATAATTTTGGTTGAGTCTGTACAATATGATCAGCGCCAATTCTCTCAGCGTATGCCTTAACGCTCGCTACGCAATATTTGTATAGTTTAGATTGCGGTCCAACTGCTACTTGATAAATTGCTCGCTTCATACATTATGTTCCGCTGACGTGCCGACCTCATAGTTTACTAATTGAAAACAACTAGCGAACTTTAATTGATTTGATTCAAATTCTTCTTCACTTTGATTTAGTAACTTTTTTGCAGTCTGATACAAAAATCCATCAACGTTCTCTGTTACGGTCGCCGATACTGCCCAATCTCGAAGTATGCTGGCACTTGTTCTGTTGACGAAGTAACCAGATCCTGGAGAGATAGTTTCTCTCTTTTTTCTCCATGCATCATCGTTACGAGGAAAGGTAGAAAAGAATCCAATTAATTCATTAAACTCAGGCAACTCCTTGTAGGGGTATGTGTCGTGTTCGATGATATAGGTAGGTTCTTCGATGCATCGCCACAGATTATAGTGACTGTACCAGATTGCCTTTTCTATATCAGTAAACTTATTGCCGTTAAACTTTTTATCAGCAAAGAATATTTCATTGCCGAGAGTAGAAGGTGTTGTTCCTTCTTTCTTTGTAATATTATACCCTAATTTGTTCCATTGGTCAATACAAAGAGAGGAGTAATATTCTGATTTCGCATCATTTGATACAACAATCATCCAAATGTTCATGACGTGAATACTTTAACGCCATATTTTTCTTCAAACTCATACGCATGTTTTTCATTGTCGACCATGGGTTTGCCGCGAATGTTAAGAGAAGTGTTTAACAGCATGGGCACTCCAGTTTTATCATAATAACATTCTAGAATTTTACGGAATACTGTATTCGATTCTTTAGGAACTAGTTGCACCCTTCCTGATCCATCAACGTGAGTCACTGAGGCATAATCGTGTTTCGCTTGAGCAGTATACTGCATCCATTCGTTCATGTGTCCATCAAAGTATTTGTCAGCATGTTCTGCCAAAATTGCTGGGGCGAATGGACGAAACTTTTGCCTTTGTTTAATTTCATTAACAGTATCTTTAACGTCATATCTCACATCAGCAATTAAAGAACGATTGCCGTATGCTCGGTATGAAAACTCAGCAGGACCATTAGCAACACCAGCAACCTTTTTTCTCATGATATAATTGACAACCATCTCAGGATCTAGTTCTCCTGCGATATTATATCCATGAAACGGATGTTCCCAATTAATTCTATCGCGTCCAGTGTCCATCATATAAAAATAAGCAACTGCTCCTAGAGAAGCACCACCGTCTCCAGGATTAACATCTATCCAAACATCATCAAATAAATCTTTTATGCGATTGTTCGCCATAATATTTTGAGCGACTCCGCCACTATAACACAGTTTGCTACCGTACTTTCTCGCTCTAACCATGTAATCATATACAACTTGCTCTGTCAGTCTTTGAAGAGAAGCAGCAGCATCTTTTTCGTTTTTAGTTTTATCATAAAGATGCTTAATTATTTTTCTGAGATAAAGTTTCTTTATCTCGTACTTTGCCCTCCAGTCTGCCCCTTCAAATCCATTCTGATCTTCCATGGACCAACTAGGGACACAATTCCATAATTCATATGCGCTTTCCCAAGCAGTTGGTTCGCCATAGCAAGAAAGACCCATGACGACATATTCATCTTCATTGGATTTAAGACCAGTGATGGTATCAGTGAAGTTTGCGTAGAGATACCCTAAAGATTGGGGAAAATTGGTTTCTTCTAATAAATTAAAATTATTATCATAAATTCCCATGCATTGCATTTCACCAACGCCATCGATGGTTACTATAACACAATCTTCTTTTGCGAAACTTTTCGGTCTGGTTGCGAGTGCCGCTGAAGCGTGGGCAATGTGATGACCAGAATATCTAAACCCAGTCCTTGCAGATGGGTGCTGTCTCCACCATGGTCTGTTTTTATCAAATCGTTTTGGTGAGTTGCTATGATGTCTATGTTCTAAATTGGGACGAAACTTATATCTCAGTGCCCAATCTTCATTTAAGACAAGTTCAGTGTCTTCAAATTTGGTAAAGCAATTTTGCAAGAATTCTGCGTTTACTAAAGCATCGTGTTTTATGCGCGAAACTCTTTCATACAGAGTGGCGAATTTTATATTGCCGTTCTCGTCTATGATGGTGGCGCCTGCATCGTGCAGGAGTTCGCCACCCAATCCCATATAATGCTTCATAACAAAATCAATATGTTATACAGATTCTAATCTTGTCATTAATCTCTCGGCACGATTAGTAACTTGTTTATACCAAAGACTATCGCGACCTTCAACAGCTGCTGTTTTCCAATCACCTGCTTCAATCGCCGCATTAAATTTTTTAAACTTACTTAATCTCGTTCTACCCATGTTGAACATCATATTAACCAAGATTTGCTGGACTTCGTCTGGTAGGTTGTCAAAAGTCCCTCTTTCGTATAGAGCGTGACATTCTCCGATGGCAAGGTCAAGGTCTGCCTCGAAACACTCCTTAACTCTTTCTTCCGAGATTCGAGTACCAACTGGTCGTCCGAATTCTTCGTCACTTTCGAGGATAAGGTGACCAACTCCAAAAGTGGCGTAACCGAGGTGATCGTTGTAGATGACATATTCAACTCCTTCGTCTATCTTGAGTTGTTCGTATACTGCTTCCCTGTTCATGGTTTACTCCTAGCAAGCATTTCTTTTGTCATGATATAATCTCTAACAAAGTCAGAACGAATAATGTCTTCCCAACCAAATTCAATTATTGAAAAATTTTTCATTACTTCTAATATAGATAGGAACTGTAAAATTCCTTGTTTGTCAGATTCTTTATTAAAGTCTGACTGATAAAAATCCCCCGCAAAAATTATGCGAGAGTCTAGTCCAACCCTTGTAATCACTGAGTCCAATTCATGGAACGTCAGATTCTGCATTTCATCTACAATGATGATAGCATTATCAAAGGTCGTACCTCTTATATAGGAAGTTGAGTAGAACTCAATGATACGTTGTTCCACTAACTGTTGATAACTTCCGCCAAAATTAAATAAATCGTCGCATATTCCAATATAAGGTTGTATAAAAGGTGCGAGTTTTTCTTCAGCGGTTCCTGGGAGGAACCCCATATCGCGAGTAGCAACTACTGAGCGAACGAGGATCACCTTTTCCCAAGGAGTACTCTTATCTAGTACATCTTGCAACGCTAGATATAATGCAGTGAAGGTTTTACCAGTTCCCGCACTGCCGTTTAATACAAGATGATGCCCTTCTTTCCACTCTTCCCATGCTACCTGCTGGTTATTGGTTAGAGGATCGAAGGTACAAAGATTATCTATACGGATTTTAAAGTTAGATTCTTGCCGATGTCTCTTAGTTTGGGTCATACCTTAATGGTGTTACCCCGACCTGAGTTTTTCTTAATATTTTTTAGGAGATCTCTGTAACCATCAGATGTTTTTGATAGTGTACCTCCAGTGTGAGTAACCAAACTAGCAGAAGAAACTTTATGAAGAATTTGCCACTCTCCGGATTTTACATTTTCTTCCATAGTGGCAATAGAACAAATAACTTCTTTTTCTTCTCCGTCTTTAGTTCGAACATCATAAGTTGGCATAGTATTCAGTTTCCTGGGCAGCGATGGCTTTATTATACTTAATTTATACAAAATGTAAAGCCATAAAATAAACGATGCCCCACCGAAGTGGGGCACGAGATAGGATCACCTTCCTTTAATTAACCGTGAGGGAGTCTTGGAGTTCAGAGATATATGTGTTAAGATAATTTCTCTTTATTTCCACCTTATGTGCTAATGTAGTTTTACCTTTCTTATTCAGTTTATGAATGTAGTGTTGTAACTCAGCGCTATCCTTGCGTAATCTTTCTAGTTGATTTGTAGTTACCATAGGCGACTCCTAATATTTTAAGTTAGCAAATCATAACATAGACTTTTCTCACGGTTATCTCGTAACGATACCTCCTATGCAGGCAACAATTGCGGAGCTGCTTCTTTTACCAGTGCCGCTGTTAGTCCCTTACAATCAGTTTTTTTAGCAAGCATCGTTACTAGAATTTCTGCGTCTTGGGGATGTACAGATTCTAACATGCCAATAAACATTGTTTCACGTTTTAGTTCATGAATATTCGGACCACCCTTGACGAAATATTTAAGATTCATGTGCTGCTTGTGCCACGTGGAAGGAACGTGTTCTTCGTTAGCAAGGTCAAATGGGGGTCTACTTTCGGGGAGCAAGAAGTTAATGCGCGGGTCAAAGACGCAGCGCAGATAATCAGCAAACGATTGGTATGTGTCTACATACGACTTTACCAAATCAATCTTTTCCTTTCTCGATTTTGCATTCGCAATGTTTTGTAGCATTTCGTACAGTTCAGGGCGAGACTTCTTACCCTGCTGTTCTTCAGTAATCATACATCACCTCTTCATAGAAAATATTTAGTATTTCACTTGTTCACACTCAAGTGTTTTCTTGAGATTCTACAATTAATTATACCATTATAATAATCATCTTTTAGCAGCACCTCTCGGTCAAACTGCTCTTTGGTTTCGTAGTAAGCGCAGTCTCCCTTCGTCTTGCAGAGGTGAAGTATC